CGCTCGGTGTTGTCAAATCAGTTGATGACCCTGAGCAACTTGGTCGTATCAAAGTATTCATTCCATCTATCGACAATGAGAACAACAACATCGAGTCCCTGCCTTGGTGCCTGTATATGTCACCATTTGGTGGTACTGTCGACCAATTAGCAGTAGGCCCGAACAAGAAGGTTGTTCCTGGATATACGAGTTATGGTTTTTGGTCTATACCTAAGGTGGGCGCTACTGTTGTAGTTACCTTTATCGATGGCAATACTGATATGCGTCTATGGATTGGTTCTATCCACAAGATGGGTTTGGGTCGCTCTATGCCGAACTCATTCAACTACTCTCATACTGGCGCTCTTGGCAAATACACAGAAGACAATCAGCAAAACTCAGTTCAGAACGGAATAGCGAACGAGTCTGGCTTAGTACTTGGAGATTGGTACAAGACTAGAGGACCATTTGAACGCGTTGTAGGAGCAGGAAGAGACCAACAGAAGAACAACAAACTACCCGGAGATGAGGGCTATGCTCCTAATCCAAACAATCCATCTCTACTTGACCCACAGTCTTATACTTGGGTATCTCCAGGCCAACACTTTATCCTGATGTCCGATGCTGCAGACAGTTGTCGTATGCGTCTGAAGACAACAATGGGTCACCAGATTATCCTCGATGATACAAATGAGCGTATCTACATCTCAACAGGAACAGGAAAGTCCTGGATAGAGCTTGATGATTGTGGCCTGATGCACGTATATTCTGAAGACAGTATCTCATTCAAGACAGGGGCTGACTTCAACATTACCGCAGACCGCTCCATCAATATGAATGCACCTGACATCAACATGAATGCTTCAAACAAGATCCAAGCGTATGCTACTTGCTGTATCAATGTGCATTCAGATGGAGATACCAATCTGCAGTCATTGAAATCAACACACATCAATTCTGGAGTGAATGTGAATATCCAAGCAGCTACTACAACGAACATCAACTCAGGTACGAACAACAATCTGCTTGCTGGAACAGATACGAACATCAAGTCAGGTGCCAAAGTCAATGTTCAGTCTGGAACAGATGCAAACATCAACTCAGGAGGCAAGAATAACTTTCAGTCTTCTGGAGACACGAATGTAAAATCTGGAGCAAAGAACAACTTCGACTCTGGAGCAACTACGAACATTCTAGCAGGAGCAGATGTTCAACTGACCGGTTCTGCAATCAGTCTAAATGGTGCAGCAAGCCCAGCAGGAACGGCAGGTTCAGCAGGTTCTGCAATAGATGCAGGCAAAGCAGACCCAGCAGCAATAGCAGATAAACCAACAATCGTACCAGCGAAGGAATGCTGGATAAGACCACTAGGCAAGAAAGCTAGAAATGCCTACTGGAAGGCATAAGGAGAAAGATTATGGCAACATATACAGGATTTAGCAGCAAGAATTTCTACCTTAATGGCAAGGATTTCTCTGTACGAGACGAAGACTTGATAAAGGAAGACATCATCAACCACATCTTCACTAAGAAGGGAGAGCGTGTCAATATGCCAAACTGGGGTACTCGCATACCTGAAATGGCATTTGAGCCACTCGATGATACCACCTTGGAAATTATCCAGACCGATTTAGCAGAGGTTATCGCCTATGAGAAGCGTGTCAAACTTCTCAAACTTCTGATGGTTCCAGACTATGACAACAATGCTCTGATGGCGCAGATTGTCTTGGAATTTTACCCATCAGGAACTGTAGATACACTGCTACTACCAATTCCAATTGCAGTTTAATCTATAAATAGTATATGCACTCATCCAAGGACGTATAAAATGGCTCAAATCGCAGCAGAAAACTGGACGCAGATATACTCTGCCTTTAATACCATCAACTTTAAGTCGTTCGACTACGACTCCATTAAGTCATCGTTAATCGCCTATCTTCAGACCAATTATCCAGAAAACTTCACTGACTATGTCGAGTCCTCTGAGATGATTATGATGATTGAAGTCTTTGCCTATGTCGCAGAGCAATTGGCGTTCAGAGCAGATATGAATGCGCACGAGAACTTTATCGGAACTGCTGAGCGCAAGCAATCCATTCTCAAATTGGCAAAGTTAATCTCGTATGCTCCTAAGAGAAACATTGGCGCTTCCGGAATGGTTCGTGTCGATACTATCTCTACTACTGAAGACATCAAAGATTTCCAAGGCAACATACTGTCGAACAAGACTATCATCTGGAATGACCCAAACAATCCATTCTGGAAAGACCAATTTACGATGGCTATGAATGCTATCACCAGTTCCAATTTCGGTTCTCCAGTGTCTGATATCACCTTGTCTGGTATCGATTACCAACTCTACCAATTCAACAACTCGCTGACTACTTTCACTAACGATGCTGTTCCAGTAACTGCTACAGTGGGTCAAACTACATATGGTCTTGAGATTGTGTCCGCTCAGATTGATAGCACCTTAGGTATCATCGAAGCACCAAAGATGCAGTCTTCCTACTTCAACATTGTGTATGCGAACGACGGATTGGGCGATGCTTCGAGCAACACTGGCTATATGCTTCCGATAAAGGAAGGCACAAGCACTAAGATAAACTACACATTCCCAACTGCTATCCCAAACACCACTATTCAACTGTCTCTAAACAACATCAACAACACAGACATTTGGGTAAATGAACTCCCTACTAGTGGAACTCCAATCGTATGGACCCAAGTAGATACAGTCTTGGGAACTTCACTCTACTTCAACATTGTAAATACGATGAAGAAGTATGAGGTCGAGTCCCTCGAGAATGACCAGATTTCACTTATCTTCGGTGATGGTAACTTTGCCGAAATGCCAGTAGGTGACTTTGAGATTTACGTTCGTCAATCATCAGGCCAGTCCATCTACATACCTGCTAACAAACTCACCGGTCAGAGCTTCTCATTCACATATCTGTCTTCTGCTGGAGTGTCAGAGACTGCTACTTTGACAGTGTCACTGACTGCAGCAATCCAATCTGGAGCCCCGGCAGAAACAGTTGCCAACATCCGGAATATGGCACCTACCACTTACTATGCACAGAACAGAATGGTGAATGGTCAGGATTACAACTCACTGATGCTTCGAGACCAATCTATTCTGAAATTGATGTCAGTGAATAGGTCCTTTGCTGGACAACCAAAGTATATCACTTGGAATGATGCCTCAGGCGCTTACCAGAATGTGAAGATCTTTGGTGATGATTTGGCCATCTACTACAACATCAAGGAGACTACAACTTCGGTATCAGAAAGTTCAAGAACCTTTATCACGAATGTTTTAGAACCGACCATCCTGTCAATGCCTGGACTGATGTCGAATATCATCTACAATCGCTTCAATGACCCGACCTTTGGTACCGGGCCATCTACCGGCTTCAAGGGTGTGGTGTCCATTCCTAGAAAGACATTCATTGAGCGTACTGGGATAAACATAACTAGCATTATCCAAGAGAAGACAAAGATCCAAGGTCTATTAGACAGACACTATTTCGGAGAGCCTGACAAATATGTTCAAATTTTGAACACTACGCTAGGTATCAATATCAATTACGCAATCGTAGATACTGATGTTGACAAACTGATTTGGGATCCAACTACTGTTCTTGCTGTGACTGATGCTGCCTCGTCAACTGGCTACACTGTCATCAACCAGAACGGCTCCGGCTTCCAACCAATTCAAGGGCTTGACAACATCTTTGGTCTGAAGTTCAAAGGCTGGACATTGGCCTACGGAAATGGTTCACTTACTCTATCACAACACACTGCGGTTTTAACTGAACTCATTAAAGAGACAGTGACTGTTGAGTGTGTTATCGAGGGCACTCCTGCAACATTCTTGGCTACTTCAAACATCTTTGGACAGTTGGGAACATTCACCATTGGCACAACTCTGGTTCATCCTGATCAAGGCTATCAACTTGGACTTGTTGGTTCAGGATTTGTTCTTGGTGATGCATTTGTGTTCGACATCACCCCTGGCCAATCTCCTTGGTATGTTCAGAGAACATTTGTTGGTCAACTGAACCCGAACCTCATCAATCTCCAAGGCTCTTGGGAGACTGTCGCTAAGGTTGGTGCAGATCTATTACCTGGCTCTTGGGATATCCGTATCGAACGGAACTTGAGTGTATCTAACTCTTGGAGTATCACTGTTCAAGAATACAAGATGGAAGTATTCTCCCCAACTACTCTGTTCTGGTTCGACTCGGCAGCTTCTCTGATAGACAAGAGCACATTGCACCGCGTAAGAGACAATGTTCAAGTGCTGAAATCCAATCTGACTGCAGACAAGCACGCAGTAATTGGCCACAATGCTTTCTACGATGTCATCAACTTTGCTTGGGATGTCAATGGTGTCATCAATGGGAACAAACTCGAGGTAGTACCAACAGACTTCTATAGCATCGACAAGCAGGCCTTCATTTCTGGAGACAGCATTCCAAATGACTTGCTCCAATTGCTGAGTTTCTTGAGTGCATCAGACTA